GCTCTTCAAGAGTTTCATCATAATTTGGAATAAAGTCAACATTTTTCTTTTTAATTCCATTTAACATACCTTCTTCTGCAATTTTACTAAGGCGGGCTTCAGTATAACGTGCGGCTGCAGGTCCATCTCCTGCAATGTTACCGTTATTACCATGCCAATCTATAAGAGGATAACGCATAACCCACGGTTGAGATAGTCTAACCATTGCTCCGTAGATTGAACTGTCACCGTGAGGGTGATATTTGCCCATAACATCACCGACAATTCTAGCAGCCTTAACGTGAGGTTTAGATGAAGTCCGCCCTTCTTCAAATGCTGACCAGAGAATACGTTTAGCAACTGGTTTAAGACCAGATTTAGCATCAGGAATTGCTCTGTCAGTATTAACGGCTACCGCATATTCTATAAAGTTTGTACTTAATTCTTTTGTTAAATCATTCTGCATTATAAGTAGCCTCCTTGCTATGCTCTTTAATAAAATTCTTTCTCGGAACAATAGCCGTGCCCATCAAATCATCAAACAATTTTTCTGTTTCTTCACTATCATCAATCGTAATTTGTTTAATAATTCTATTATTAGGATCTGTAAGAGTCTCTTCTATTTGTTCAACGTCCATTTCTCCTAATCCTTTCATACGATTGACTTGATATTTCCCTATATAGGTTTTTCTAAATGTTTCAAGGTCATCATCATTCTTTAAATATTTATAACCTTTATTTCCACCCAGAGTAATTTTATAAAGAGGCGGAACTCCAGCGTAAATAATACCGTCATAAATTAATTGAGGACAAAAGTTCCAAATAAAAGTATAAAATAGGTTTTTAATATGAGCACCGTCAACATCAGCATCACTCATAATAATAATTTTACCATAGCGAAGTTCATCACGGTCATATGTAACTCGCATTGTTTTTGTATCAATCTTTAAACCAAATGCATCAATCATAGTCATAATTTCTGCATTTTTCTGAATCTTTTCTAACGTTGCCTTTTGTGTATTAAGAATTTTACCACGGACAGGCATTACAGCTTGAAATTCATTATTACGTGCTGTTTTTAAACCACCTGCCGCACTATTTCCCTCAACAATATAAATTTCACATTTTTTTCTATCTTCACTATAACAATCCGCCAACTTGCTATCAAACTTTAAAGCCTTTTCTTTTTTCTTTCCTTGTTCTCTTGCCTTTTCTCTTGCTTTACGAGCAGCTTCTCTTGCCTTTTTAGCATTAATAGCTTTATCTGCAATTAATTTAATTTCTTTTTCATTATTATTTAACCAATATTCAAGATTCTCTGTTAATGCCGTATTAAAAATTTTCATATCAATTTTCGTAATACGGCTTTTTACTTGAGCATCGTAAGATACATTAGGGGCAGTAATATTAAAAACAATATACATACCTTCTTGAATATCATCACCGGTTAAATTTTCATCAGTAGCTTTAAGCCATTTCTTTTCTTTAAAAAATTTATTAAACTCACGAGTAATAATAGTTTTAATTTGAGTAATATGTTGTCCGCTCTCGGTAAGGCCAGTATTAACATATGGAACAATAGTAGAAGAATAGTTAGATGTATAAGTAAGAACCATATCCATTTTATTCTTACCTTCTACAAAATTCATGTCAAATCTATTTTTAATAAGTTCTTTATTTGCTACGGCGGAATCTACTAAATCATTCAATCCTTTTGTTGATGTATAGTCATATTCTTTACCATTTTCATTTAAATGAATGGTAAGACCAGGACATAGACATGAAATAGTTTTAAATAAATCTTTTACTTTATTTAGTTCTACTTCAGTATTAGTAAAAAATTCTTCTGAAGGTTGCCAAGAGACTGTTGTACCGTTTTTTAATGGAGTTTCTCCACTATCTCTCTTTTCAAAAACACCCTCTTTAAACCAGATCGTTTCATATATCCCATTTCTACGAGTATCAACCCGTAGCCAGTGACTCAAAAAGGTAGTAATTTTAGAACCAATTCCAAATGATCCGAGAGAAGTTCCCTCATAAGTTCCATCTTCCCTATATTTACCAGAAGTATTAAGAACACTAAAAGCAGCTTCGAGAATTGTTTTTCCATCTTCTCTAAAGCTGTTTGGAATAAAGCCTTGTCCATAATCTTCAACTGTAAAAATATCTTTATTAATTGTTACATCTATTCTATTTCCGTTACCGAGCCTAAATTCATCAACGGCATTAGAAATAATTTCTATTAATAATTGAGTTGAATATGTAGTATCACCTGCATATACCCCTGGTTTTAAACGAGTAAATTCCAAAGGGCTTAACGATTCTATACTATCTTTATTATAAAGTTTTGCCATATTATTTCTCCTTTTAATTTCTATAATAATTATAGCAAAATTTTTATAAATTTGCAAAAAATTTTAATTTTATATACATTTCCTCATTCTTTTAAAAATTTAAGTCAATAGTCTTATGAGACATCGCACTTGACATTTCAAAAATTTTTCACTATAATATAAAAAAGGAAAATAAATGACAAAAGTGGGTACATTCTATTATACATATATATACAGACAAAAATAAAGGTGTGTAGTGTCAATACTACACACCTTTTTATTATATAATTTCAACATATCTATAATTAATAAAACCATAGATTTTATTATCTATACGAATGTAATACCATGTTGTCCCATTATTAGCTTGAATACTATCACAAATCTAAATAACTTTATCCTTATAAATAAATGGAATACTCTTTAAGGGATTAAATTCAACGCCTGCCCAACTTCTTACATATAACGCATTGGCTGTAACTTTAGCTTTAGCAAAAGTATCTCGGGCGGGAGAGGCTTTCCCTGTTCTTGTAAATTTGGTTTTTGAGGTTGCGATTAATTGTTTATTAGTTGTTTTTGCGGGAACCACCTTCTCCGAAGATTGAGGTGCCGCTGCCGCATTTTTATATTTAGGTTTAGCATATCCACGAATGTTGCCATTTGCAACTTGTAAGGTTTTCCGCGCAACCACGCCGTCATTTCCTGTATTTCCTTCTATTGTTGTAATAATATTTCCTTCTACCTTTTCAACAATACCAATATGATCTGCAAAACCATCATTAGGCTGAGTTCCATCATCCCAGTTATATGTAATAATCCATCCTGGAGCAGGAGTTACCGAACCATTCTATTCCCAAATACCAGCTTTTTTAAACAATTGGATATGTCTTTCAACTCCACATTCCGTTCCACCTATTAAATCGACAGCATTATTTTTAATAAACGCCGCAGACAAGGTAGTATCGCAATAATCATCAGTATATTTTACTTTATAACCTACGGCAAGAGGTTTATGGTCATTATAAATATCTATAATATCTCTATGGGTTTGTTTCGCCATACTTTTACCAATCCATCCTGCCATTGTATTTATAATATCTTGGGCGGAAACACCTTTGGTTACTTTTTTCTCTTCTTTCTTTTGTTTCTACTCCCCATAATACCAGTTCATATCAACATTACCAGAAATACCATTGACTTTACCGCTACTTGTGTATTGATGATATACACAATCATAATGTGGAGTAGCATTATAGTCAGCTAACCATACAGTATATTTTTTTATGGTTGCCGCATCATACCAATTCTTATAATAATCTTGATTTAAATAAAATCCTGTTTTATATCCTTTACTCTTGATGTAGTCACAAAAGGCATTAGTAAAATCAATACAATTAGTTTTAGTTAACTTAACATGATTTCTTTTAGCGTTATTAATGGTATCGTATTCAAAATCATAAAAGATAATTATATCTTTTCCTAAGCCTGCCGCCTAAACATTTTTTATGCAGCTTTTTGCTTCTTCTATTGCATCATTTCTATTTAAAGGATAGGCGAAATGATAAACTCCATGAATATTTACATTAGCTTCTTTAAATTTTTTAACATTGGTAAGAAAATGTTTGTCAATTTGTTTTCTATATCCCTAACGAATAATAACAAAATCTATTCCATCATTTTTTACTTTCTTAGCATCTATATTACTTCCTTGATGCTAAGAAATGTCAATTCCTTTTAAGGCCATTATTTTCTCCTTTCTAAACAAAAAAGCGGGAGATTACTCTCCCGCTTCTTCATCAATTTTAACTTCTGGAAGTCCAGCTAAACTTGTCATAATAGAAAGTCCAGCAGCAACACATGCTACGGAACAGACATAAGGCCAATTTACTTCACTAATGGCTGCGCCAACACCAACCATAGAAACAAATGACTGTGCAAAAGTCTTAATAGCGCGAATGCCTGCTGCCTTAATCCATTTCTTAGTTTTTTCGCTCATAGCAAAAACACCTCCTTTTTATACATTAAAATATAAAAAAGAGGCGTTTTACTTTTTATTCTTTTGACCTTTTCTTTTCTTTAATTTTTTTAAGATATTCTTTATCTTTTGCTAAAGATTTTTTGAGTCCTTCTAAAGAATCTTTAAGAATAGTAATATTATTAGAATGGTTTCTTTCCATAAAATAAAGTCTTTTTCTTAAAGTAGAAAGAATTACATAATCATCATAAGAACCTGTATCGTGAAGATTTTCCTGTAAATCCTTTTGAACTCGTTTAATAGTTTCAAGGATAATTTTTTCTCGTTTTAATTCCTCTTTATAAAGTTTTCGTAATGCTTTTTTTTCTGCTGTATTAAGACCAAAAAATTTACTTTGTACTTCCTTATCTTCTGGATGTACTTTTGCTGTTCCTGTAAATAATCCTCTTTTACTTTTTAATATAACTGTTGAAATCCCTGTATCGGGATTGAAATCATACTTAAAAAGTTTTGTGCTTAGCTTCATCAGTCTTATTTCTCCTATTCATAAAATAATCTTTAATAATGACAAAAGCCATTTCAACAAAGAGAGTTCCTACAACTCCTACCAAAACTGGATTTACAATCATATATTTTTCTCCTTATATTCTTTAATATCTTTAATAATTTGTTCAATACTTACAGGGGTGCAGTTATGAGCATCCATTGCTACATTATAAATACTATACTGTCCAAATTCAAATTTATTAGGACTAAATAGCATATTTATCTGTTAATATATCTATTATAGTAAAAGTATTTATATCTGTGTAAGGAATACGTTTTAAAACTATATTGTGCTATTTACAATAATTATTTTTTAAATTATCTCTATATTGTATTTCCTATAAAGAGTCTGAATGTGTCCATTTAGCTTCTGGCCCCATATAGTGTTGTCGTCCGTCAAATTCAAGTAAAAAAGATAACTAATGTGTTTTTGTGAAAATTGCAAAATCAAATTTTAATAACCCATTTTTATTTGTTCTTAAATCATTAAAAGAATATTGTTTTTTGTAATTAATATTATACTAATTAAGTAATTTTTCTATTAGAAATTCTCCATGTGAAGTTAAACATCCGCAGGATTTTGTCCAACCTGTTTGAAGAGAATTATTTCTTACTTCTATAATATTACCACAATCACATTGGCACAAGGACCATCTTTCATTTTTATTTCGACTTTGTTGTTTTCTAAAACCTAAATCTTTAATTACAGTTAATTTTCCATATTTGTTTCCAATATGTACAGATGATCTATTTGCATTTCTCTAAGCGGTTAATTCTGCATTTAAACAACCACAGGATTTACTCGTTCCTGAAGTCAACTGATAAGAAGTTAAATATCTTTGAGTATGTTTATTACAAGTACATTCACAAAGAATTTTTTTTCGTGGTCTTGTTGCTTTAGAGGTAGGATCAAAAACTCCAACCTCTTTAACTATCCATCTTCCATATTGCTATCCTACTTTTATAGTCCATTTTGGCATAATTATTCCTCCTTATTTTTATTTATATTTAATATTAAAATATTAGGAGTTAAATTAGTCAAATTTGTCCCTAAAGGTTTCAATATCTTTAATGATTTCTTCAATACTAACTGGAGTGCAATTATGACTATCTAATCCTACATGATACATATATGGGTTATTATCAAAAAAATTATTTTTTTGATGAGTATGACCAAACAGATTAATTAAAGGGTTTTTATTATCTTTATAGTTTGTTGTATAAGTAGGATAATGAGAGAGATAAAACATTTTCTTTTTATTATATTTATAAAGGGCGGCGAGGCCGATATATGTCATACCGTACTCGTTTTGATACTTATTAATTTTATTGTTCGTATCATGATTTCCCCAAATAACAATTTTCTCTCCATTTAAAACTTTATAAACACGATTCCATTCCGTTTCATTCCCGCTCATACAAAGGTCACCAAGAATGTAAACAGTATCTTCTGTGGTTATAATATTATTCCATCTTTTAATAATTTCTGTATCATGTTCTTCTATTGAAGAAAAACCGCGCGGGCGCCAGATAAAATCTTTATCGTGTCCAATATGAAGGTCAGAAGTAAAATAAACCATATTATTTCTCCATTAACGTCATTTTTTTATCGTCAAAAATATAAATATAATCAAAGGGTTCATCGTAAGTTGGCGGCTGTAGATGTTCATACATATTGTATAGATCATGTGGAGGTACAAAGGTGCGGCCGCCTTTACGAGTATCATTACGTTCAAGGCATGTTTCCAGAGGAATATCCATATAGATTCCTATTACTGTTGTTTCTAAAGGATTATAATGGATATTGTGAAAAAGTTTATAACGACTTTTTTTATTTAAATGGGTAGCATCTGCAATAACGGTATGGCCTGTCGCAAGATTATCAGAAATAAGTTTAGTAAATATTTTATATACTTGATTTTCTTTTGCAAAATAATTATCTTTATCAGTAATTAAAGAAAATCTAACTTCATCTCTTGAAATATGTACAGCACCAGTATGTTCAGCATTTGCTTTTGCTAAGGTAGTTTTCCCAGAACCAGGTGCACCAATCATTACATATAATGTACTTTTCATTTTTCTACTTTCTCCCATTCATCAATCAGTCTTGTCCACATGGCGGAAGCCATTCCGGGATGAGAATCAATTTGTGCTTGTATCCATCTGATTGGGATATATTTCTTAAAATAATCTTTATTTTTGATAGAATTTTCTGAAGTTGTTCGTCCGATAACAACTCCCGCAAATAAACAAACTGTTCCAAAAATTGCTTCAAGAATCATTTTTTTTCTCCTTTTCATTATAAAATAATTTTATCAAAAAATTATAAAAAAAGCAAGTGCTCTTCAAAAGAGAAGAGACACTTGCTAAAGTTTTACTTCTGAAAATCAATAGAGCCATAAGGTAGACACAACATTCCAGTATCTTCCCATCTTCCGCTGTTAGGATTTAGCCATTGATAAGTACGTTTATTTGCATTATATCTAGACATTCTACCAGCAGTAAGATACTTAATACTTGTACTATGTCGATTAAGAGTAATATATCTACTGCTTTTTGTCTGTTTCTTACCGTCATGACCAAAATAATACATTTTGTTATTTTTAATTCTAATTGCATCTGTTGTTACAGAACCTTTAGGGTAAGAAAGGGACGAAGTTTTATGTCCATAATATCTTTTACCATGATATATAAACCATCCTGTTCTTGGTTTACCATGTTTCATGATATAAATATGTCCCTGTGCGTCAATATATTTTCCATTTTTTGGAATCTTTGTTTTTGCGGAGGCGGGGACCGCAACAAAAGTAAAACAAGTTATGAGAATTAGAAACGTAATAAAAATTTTCTTAATATAATTCATAATGTATTTCCTTTCTTAATTGTGGTAAGCCAATAAGAACTCATTAGAAACTGCTTTGAAAGATTTACTTCCATCTTCAGAACGGAAAACAATACCTTCCCGCATATCTCCATCTACTTGAGATTCACCTGTTGCAAAAGCAAGCAGTTCTTCAACAATGTCAGGAAGAATAAATTTACTATCTACAATAGGAACGCAAGGAATCCGATAGTAATCTTCAAGCAGTTCTCTCATTTTAAGAGTATTGAATCTACCCTTGTCAGATGTAATTAGGTTAAATGCCATGAAGTCATGTCCACTTAAATGGTAATCTCTTTTTTGCACTCCTGCTCCGTAAGTTTCACCTTGGATAGTAATCCACTCCGCAAGAGGAAACAGAGTAAGCATTTCAGTTAGAACATGCTCAATATGATACTTTTCTGCCATTTCTGTATAGATATTAGTATCATAAAAACATGCTTTATCAGGTTTATCAAAGCATACGTTACGAGAGCAAACATAAAATTCATTTTTACGAGGCCATTTTCCACGCTTGATAGTAAAAGTAGTAGAAGAGCCATCAATTTTTTCAGTTGCAATCCAAGGATTTTTATCCTGAAGAATCCACGGCATATTTTGGACTCTTTCCTCATCGGTTTTCTTTACCCAAGCAGGCCAATCAGTTTTATCTCTCTTTTTCCCAAAGAAAATGAAAAGAAATTTCTTTCCCCATTCCCGTTTTATAAGCCAGCGGAAAGGTTGTTTTGCAAAAAGTTTACCGTTACGCTGAGCCATTTTCTTATATTTATCGGCGGAAGGGGCTTTGCGGATGTTATCTTCTGTGACGTAATAAGTTACACCAAGTCGTTTAGTGAGGAAACGAGATTCATCTTCTGGAAAAAGACAGTGAGATTTATCGTCTACAATATAAGGAGAATGGTGTTCTACACATCCAGGAACAATATGCCATCCAAAATTAGCGGCAGACATAAGAAGTCCCTGAGAAATAGAACGGCACATTTTTTGAGTCTTTACGCGGTATTTCTTTTTCGCAAGAAACTCCATATTAATAAAAGGCTCTACTTCAGGAAGTTTTGAGTCAATTTCAAAGTAAATTGCGGGGTCTCCCGCCTTAAATTCTCCCTTACCGACAACGATAGTCCACCCGCCGACATGAGCAAGTTCAACTCTGTCATATCCTTCAATAGGGGTAACGTTATCAATAATTACGACGTAAGCCAGCTCTCTTTCGTTAGTTTCTGGGTTAAGCATAGAAAAAGCCTCCTTTCATATTTTTATTAATCAATCATAATCCTTTCCCATAAATGTTACAAAATCTTCAAAATACAAACTTAGCATATCGTCTTCAGCATAAAAAATATCTTTTCCATAATAGGTTTTATACCAATCTTCAAATATAGACAAAAGCTGTCCCATTCTTAACTCAGGACACTGAATATGAAGATTTTTAAAATCGTCCCATAAATTTATAATTTCTATAAATCTTTTACGACAATTCTCTTCATTGGGGGTATTAATAGCATTAAGCCTTTTATTGTTTTTCATTTTTTCATTTCCTTTCTCATTTCTTATAAATAAATTTTATCAAAAATTTATAAAAAAAGCAAGAAAACTTATTTTTACATAGTTTTCTTGCTTTTTAAATTACATCATTTTAACCTTTTCAGCAATGGCGGCAAGTTGTCTCTCTTTACGTTCCCGCTTCTTTCTAGTCTTCTTCTCAGCCTGACGCTTACGTGCGGCCGCCCGCTCAGCTTCTTCCTGCTCCTTTTTAATTCTTTCCTTCTCTTGCTTTTTGTAAGTTTGAACAGTTTCTTTTACTTTCTTTACCCAATATTTAACATATTTCATTGAGTGCGCTTTATGTTCAATACCTTCTCTTGTATACGACTGTTTATAAAAAAGTTTTGCAAAAGCAAGATAGATAGCAAATTCAAAATCAAAAGCATCTTCATTATTACAAACAGTTTTAATTTGTGTACCATGTTGGAAAGTGAAACGTAAGACTTTATTAGGCACTAAAACTTCAATTTTAGTAATAACAGGGTCATTCCTATCGCCTACTTCATTAAGTAAGTTTTCTATTAAATTAGATGAATTAAGATAGTCTGCTGCTGAAAAAGTAATAGTATTAGAGTTAGTTTTAGCATTAAAAGTGCAATTAATATTAGTAGGTAAAGTATTAGTAGTAGTTATATAATGTTGCATAAAATTTTCTCCTTTAAAATATATTTTTTATTATAAGTATATTATAATATAATTTTTTTAAAAGGTCAAATTCAAAAAAGAAGGGGTTTATCTTTTTTATTTTAAAAAGAATAAACATATTAATTATGTAGGAGTAGTATTATGCTATAAAAAGGAGAAAGGAAATGCCAGGAATAAATAATAATTTATATCCACCTATATTTAAAAAGTCTTATGCTCCTGCTTTTGTAGGTACATGTAGAGTTTATTTCTCGATTTCTATATATAATTCATATGCATAGATTCATAAAGACTGTGCACAGGTAGTCGTACAGAATCAAAAAACCAATCAATCGGTTTTAAAGCGTTCGGCTTATCCAAGTGGAATTAAAATTTCAACAATTTCAATAGACAGTACAGTTGATTCTGATGAAAAATATTATATAGAAATAAATGGCAATGATATTGAAGGTGGTTTTAATTTTAATGAATATTATAAAGTACAAATAAGGTTTACTAGTAGTGATGTTCAAGATATTCCTACATCTTCTGTTGGTATTGATGCTTGGTTAAATAGAAATTTGGCAAATTTCTCATAGTGGTCAACAGTAGTTTTAATTAAACCTATTAGTCAACCTGTTTTATCATTAAAGAATTTTAATTTTAATGCTTCTTCTACAACCATTACAACGAATCATTTAACAGTAATGGGAACTGTGTCTCCCACTTAGACAGGAGATTATTAGGATTATAAAAGTTATAAAATTTTAATATATAGTGATTCGGGAGAGTTGTTAGAAGATAGTGGAGATTTATATTTTATAAATTCAAATTAGATACAATATAATTGTAAATATAATTTTCAATCTGAAGAAAGTTATGTTTTAAAAGTACAAATTTTAACAAGAAATTTGTACTTTATGGAAAGTACTGCAAATTTTGATGTTAATTATATTCCTTACACAACGTTTGATGCAATAATTACGGGGGAAATAGATAATAAAAATGCTTGTGCTATTGTAACTTTAAAAAATGAAGTTTTAGTAGCATTAGGAACTAATATTGTAATAAGACGTGCTTCTAGTAAAGATAATTTTCATTATTGGGATGATGTATATACTACATTAATTCCTGCTAATACTATGATAGATTTTCAATGGAAGGATTATACTATTGAAAATGGAGTTTGGTACAAATATAGTGCAGTAAAACGTAATAAAGAAAATTTTAGATCTACCGCTGTTGAAATGGAAGATCCTATTATGGCGGATTTTGAAGATATATTTTTAACAACAGGAAAACAACAATTAAAAATTAGATTTGATCCACAAATAACTAATTATTCAAGAGTAGTATCTGAGTCTTTAACTGAAACAATTGGTTCTAAATATCCTTTTATTAGGCGGAATGGTAATACAAATTATCGTACCTTTTCTATTGCGGGAACTATATCTTATTTTTCTGATATAGAACAAAATTTAATGCATGCTTCTCGTTAGGAAACGTATGGGGCGGCCGCCAGCCTATATGAAAATTACAATCAACAAAATAATATTAATTTATTTAATGATGTTATTCAAGAAAAGGTATTTAGAGAAAAAGTTTTAGATTTTCTTTATTAGAATAATGTAAAATTGTATAAATCTGCAACGTAGGGTAATTTATTAGTGAAGTTAATGAATATTTCTTTAACTCCCAACGCCACATTAGATAGAAGGATATATAGTTTTACATGTACAGCATATGAAATAGATGAATTTACATATGAAAATTGTGTGAAGTATGGAATTCAAGCAGAAGGATAGTTTGTAGATTAGAATAGTTTATTTATTGAGAGATACGGGCAAATAATAATTCCTTCTCAAGATGAATTCTTTGAAGATGGAACTGTAATATCAAGAAATAATTATTTTGGTTCACAAAATCTTCTACCCAATCTTATAAAACAAAAATATTCTAATTTAGAAACAAATGAAATTCAAATAGATATAAATAAATTAACTTATTTAAAGATTACTTTAACAAGTGATCCTTATTTAATAGGTTCTTCTAACGGTCAACCTTATAGAATAGCTAATGCAAGTGACAATAGTAATAATGCAATTTGTTCTGGACATATCGCTATTATAAATGGTGAATATATTGTAATTAAGGAAGATGGTATTTATTAGTTATCAGATGATGATACAAGTATAACGTCTTTAAGTTTTGTTTATCCTAATGAACAAGGTACATTAGATTTCCAAGTTTCTATTCAAGAAATTTAGAAAAATAGTGAGGATATTGTGAAAGAATATTCAATGTTTTCTCGAATCGGTCAAATATGGGGTGATTTTGATATTTCAAGAGGAGTAACTTAGTCCGTTTATTCTCAGATTGTTAATAAATATGCTTATTCTGATTCTAATTATGAACAATAGGTTCAAAAAATATCTGGATTAAGAATTTATGCGGAACCTGGTACAACTGTTTATGTAAGAGAAAGACAAGATAGCGGTTATGATAAACATGTTTTAAATGACACTGGATTATTAGAATTTTATGATGATGATACTGATATTAAAGGTATTTATTTTGGCGGTCCAGAATTAATATAGGTATCAAAAAAGGATGTTGAAGAAAAAGGATTACAGCCCTATGAGTTTTATGATAGTAAAGAAGTTATTACTTTTGATTCAATAAAGAATCCTAAAAATAATTATGTATATTATGTACCTCCTTTTGACCCAAGTGATTCTTCTACTTTAATAATTCCTGAATAGCAATTAGAAGAAATAGAAGAAAATTTATATTTAAATCAATTGATTCAAAAGAAAATGACTTATTATATATGGAATATTAATAAATAGCATGGAGAAAAGTTAGTATAGAATATAAATATTAATTTTTCAGATGATGGATAGGGAAATATAGTAGCTATAGGGGATCCAAAATATATTAATTTCTTAGATAATGGAAATGGTGATATAATAATTACTGGAAATCCAAAATATGTTATTTTCTCTGACAAAGGACAAGGTAATATAAATACAAAAGTAAATAAAGAAATTTTAGGATTGGGATTAAAGTATTCTTCTTATCAAAGATATATTTTTTATAATGGAACATGGTATCCTTTTACAAATTAGAATACTTTAATAGTTTCTCATGTTGAAGCTATTATAGATTATTATTGTGAAATATTGAGAAAGAGGTATTAATTATGGTAAAGAAAGAAATTTATTTAGATGATGTGCCTTTTTTAAAATAGATTGCGGGACTCCATGTAAAAGATTATTTTGTTAAAATAACAGTTTTAAATTGGGCGGAAGACCCTATCGAAGATATACAGGCAAAAGTAATAAGTGCTAGTATTAATATTGATGGAAATAGTATTATTAGGCGGACTGCCACCCTTAGTGTATATATAGATTAGACTAATAATAATATTACAAGTGCGAAAAATCTTCTGTCTATTAATAAAAAAATTAATTTACAAATAGGTTTTGTTAATACAACGGATAAATATGTAAATTTTGATTTTTTATGGTTTCCACTTGGTCTGTTTATTATCACAGATAATTCACTGTCCTATTCTAAAGATGGGATAGTAGCATCTTTGCAATTAAAAGATAAAATGTGTTTATTAAATGGAGATTGTGGAGGGACTTTTCCAGCATCGGTTATTTTTGACACGTATGAAACAATAGATGAAAATGGTGATGCAGTAATTGAAAGACCAACTATATACCAAATTATTCAAGAATTGGTGAATCATTTTGGCGGATAGCAGCTTGGAAAAATTATTATATCTGATTTAGACACTCGTGTAAAGCAGGTAATGAAATGGACGGGGAGTTCTCCTCTTTATGTGTATAAGAAAGGTACTCAATACTTTTATACCGTTGATCCAAGTGATACTGATTATATCCAGAATAAAGATAATATAGATGTAAAAGAATGGCCTAAAGTAACTTTTTAGTATGGATAGGATATTGGTTATATATATACTGATTTTACTTTTCCGGGAGAATTAATTGGTGATGCGGGAAACACTGTTACAGATATACTTTAGAAAATAAAAGAAGTGTTAGGTAATTACGAATATTTTTATGATATAGACGGGAATTTTGTATTTAGATAGATTAAAAACTATTTAAATAATGCTCAATCAAGATATATTTTAGATAGTATTAATGAGCGGCAGCTGGTTCCTGATTATATTAATGCATATAGTGATAATCCGCGGGCGGCCTACCTTATTGCCATCAATAATGGTACTTCCGCATTTGAATTTAATGATAGCAATTTAATAGCAAGTTATAGTAATACTCCTAAGTATAGTGAAATTAAGAATGATTTTATGGTATGGGGTATTAGAAAGACTTCAGATGGAATTTAGATTCCTTTACGTTATCATCTTGCTATTGACAAAAAGCCGCAAGTGGGTAATACCTATTAGGTTTTTTAGTATGAAGATAGTATAGATGGTCAATTAAAATGGTTTTATCCTCTTACTTTTGAAAGTAAAGCTAATTTCCCAGAAGAGGGTGCCGCCCAAGTTTATTATTACGATAAGAGTTCTGGAAGTATTTATAAATGGGGTATGAATCAAAATGATGAATACGATTATATAAAAATAGATGCTTCTTTAGAGTCAATTACTACAAAAGATTGGCGGACATAGCTTTATTTTCAAGGATTGGTAGGTAATGTATTAGGTACATAGAGTAATTATTATTTTGCGGAATTATTTAATGAATGGCCTTTAATTTATGATATAAGAAATGGTTGTTTTTATGATGAAACAATTAATAATCCAACTCAAATAAATTTCTTTTTAGATTTTATTGACAGTCCTGCGGCAGCTGTTGCAGAATTAGATGTAAATAATATAGGTCGCCGCACAAAGGTTTTAAATGAGGGGACTAATGTAAATTGTGTATTTGAGGAATGGATTCCTGATTTAGTTTTAATTGAAAGAAATACTGAATAGACTGAAAAGCTAAGAACATAGTGTGAATTAAGAGGTCAACCATTCTATTTAGTAGATGCAGGTATTTATGATGCTATGTAGATAGGAGGCTTGATGTATTCCGCCTATGAAGATATTAGACAATTAATTCATGAATATACAAAATATAATGAATCTATTTCAATTCAATGTTTACCTATTTACCATTTTGAGCCTAATACAAGAATAACTGTAAAAAATGCAGAAAGTGATATATATGGGGATTATATTATTTAGAGTTTATCTTTTACTCTTGATAATGCAAGTATGTTAACAATTAATGCAACAAAAGCCCCAGAAAAAATTTAAGGAGATAAAAGGATATGAGTTATACAATAGGGCAATTTAGAAAAGAAATGCTCGGAAATTATTTAAATCAAACCTCTATGACTAAAAGAGAAATCCATACTTCTCCTTCTGGTGTTGGCGGAGATATTTATTTTAAGGATGCCGCCTTTTCTATGACTAATTCTTTTGATTATCAGAAAAATTATTATATAAAGATTCAGATAAAAAGAACTAATGCAGATCAAAATTTTTCAATTAGTTTAGCGAACTTGGATAACGAAGAAAAATCTGAACAATTTTTAAAGAGTTTTTATGTTCCTGCTATAAGAGGAGATAAAGATATAAATAAAACTGCTATTATAGAAATTGTTTTTAATCCTATTATTAATTTTTCTGATGTCGTTATTAGATTAAATAGAACGTCACAAGATTATTCAATAGAAAATCCAGATGGTAGTTCTGGAAGAGTTTTTGAAATAGTAGATGCTGGATGTGCTTGTTATGAAATAATTAACATATTAAATTCTATGCCTAGCGTAATGGAATTTGATAAAATTGGAGTACAAGGACCTTCTGGTTTATTAATGTGCATTAATGGGGAAGAAATAAGAATAACTCCTAGCGGAATTTATGAAACCAGAAGCGGTTATAAAATTAATTTTATAGGTTTCGTTGTTACAGATCCAAATCCTAATGTTAATTATTTTATATTAGATTATCAATATTAAGAAGGAGAAGTGAAATATGAGTAATGGAAGTTTTTACGGAGGAAGAAAAGGTAAATCTTTTATTATCATAAAAAGTTATCCAGATATTGCTTCTATGGTATTAGACTTCTCTAAAGGAGGAGGGTTTACTGAGGTAAACTATGATGAATATGTTATAATTAATACTTTAAATAAAAATCATCCTGATAACGGAAAGGTTTTTAGAAGAGGTTATGATTATAATAGTGACAGAACAATTTCTGGATACCGAGCATATGATGAAAATGATGTAGAAATTATTGGCGGGACTGAATAGCAGTATAGAACGGCAAGGTATGAATTTGATAATGAGATAAATGCGGGCGGCGCCCTCTATGTGGGATGTATTGTAGGTCCCGCAGGTAATTCACCTTATTTATCTTTAACTACATATAATGAAGTTTTAGAGTATTACAACAAAGCACCAGAAGATAGAAAAGTAATTTCTCAAGGAACTATTTCAAAAGAAGATTTACTTCCAGGTAAGAAGGCAAATGGTACTTTTAATGATGATATACTTTGGTATAGTGCTTCTATTATTAAAGATAACTTAGATGAAGGACAAGCATATATAGGATTTAAAGTACCTTATTTAGTTGTAGATTTTATTAAAAAGGAAAATACTCCTTATGAAAATATTGAGATAAGTAGAGTAGATGATAAGTCTCATCCTTTCTATGCTCAATGGGAAATTGGATTACCTAAAGGAAAGCATGGTAATACTATAAGAAATATTAGAAAGATAAAAGCAGAGAATTATTTCTCAGGTGATTCTACTATTACAGGTAGTCTTCCTAAAATATATCTAGATCCGACGATGACGGAACCTATGACCGCGCAAGACTTTTTAGATAATGGTGTAACAAGCGAAGATGATATTTTAGTATATGAATATTGTAATTATGAAGAATCTGACCCGCCAGAAACTAAAATATGTTTCTTAGCATCGTATAAATAGGTATCAAATATTAATGTATTAGAAGATGGTACTATTGTGATTAATTATACAAATGAAAACAATGATACTTTTTTAAAAGCATTATCTAAAATAACAAGATTGTCATATAATGACGAAGAAGACGCGGAAGTAGGTTTATTAAGAATTGAATATAACACTGGTGAAGCTTTATCTATTCCTATTGTTTATACAGATAGATTAGATTTAAAAGAAAATGGTATTTTAGCTTTTAAAAAGAATATAGAATAGGAAACTGTTTTAGATGATCCAGATGCAGATCATATCTTAGGTTAGTTAAAATGGATTAAACGCGTTGAGTATGATGATACATCTAAAAAATTAAGGATTTATTATAATACTGAAGAAGTAAATCCTGAAACGCAAGAGACAGAAAATGAAAAGGATGAATTTGATTTAGAAGTTGTTACCGATTTAAAGATTGAGGACAATGGTTAGGTTAAAATTCGTAAAGGTACTAAGGAATGGGAACCTATCTATGATGAAGATAGTGGAGAATTGCTTCCAAGAGTATTAAGATGGATTACAGATATTATTTATAATACTGAAGATGATAGAATGGAAATCCATTACAATACTGATACGTAGGGACAACCTGGTGAAGTTATTGAACATGCCTTTAATAAAATCGTGAATGTTACTTTTGATGAAGCTGTAACATTTGATGATGTGACCCCTCCAGAAGTTGGACCTGGTTTTATAATTACCTATTCAAGCGGAGATACTTCTAAAATACGTTTTTCAACGGGTAAATTAATTAAACGTATAGAATTAATTCCCGGAGAAGGAACAACAGAAGGTGGAGTAACTACTTATACAAATAGTTCTTTACATATTACATATACCGATAATACTACAACTGACCTTGAAATGGATGGCAAAATGGTAGATAATCTTGCTATCGTAAATGGTGCTCCCGCAACTGCGGAAGATGGTTCTTCTATACCTACGTCCTATATGAGGGTGACATATGATAATACTGAAACGCAAAATTTAAATACTTTCTTATATCCAAGAAGTATTATTGTAGAAAATCAAACGATAGATTCTTCTCATAAAGTTAAAATTTATGATTCTCAGGGTAATAAAACTTATGAATCTAATCCTATTAATGGTATTAGTTAGATTAATATTAACAATAATAGGTTGTTAGTTCTTTATGATAACCCTACTGCGCGGGATGCTATTCCTGAAGAGCGAGCAGTATAGATTGACCAAGGAGATGGAACTACTTTAAGATGGGATAATTTAGGTGTTGTAAGAACGGATTCTGGTATCTTGGTAGGAAAGAATATTGTTCCATCATAGGTAGAAGATCCATTTTCAACAGAAGCAGAGATAATTGCTTATTTAAATGAAAATTTCCCTAATGGTCAAGTAATTGGCTCTTTATATAGAATTATTACTGTTGGTGAAGAAAATCAAAATAAAAAATTTTATGGTTTTGATACGCAAGCTAATACATGGTATTTCTTGGGAACAATTGCAGGGTCTGCCGCGCAGTCTGATTGTATTGTTGGCACTATTGAGGAATATCAATCGGCAACGGATCCAAAAAAGAGTCAGTTAAATACTGGAGGATTATATTTCATTATTGAAGAAAGTTAATAAAGGAGGGTATATATGAACGGTTATCAAGGACAAATAAGAGCGTTAGACCAGAATGGACATACCTTTTCCGCCAATCAAAATATTTATAGTTTAATTCAACAAGATGCGGTAAGTTCTATAAAATATATTAAAAAAATTAGTATAACTGCTCCTGAAGGAACTAGAATGAGATTAAATGAAAAATAGATTCACATTGGTAAAACTGGTATTTATGAGGCGGAAGACCTTTAGATTACTTCTTTTATTTTTTTAGATAATACTTCCTCCGATGTTATAATAGATTTTATTGTAGAAATTTAATAAAAATAAGGGGATTTTTGTTTAATTCTCTTTTGATATTTTTTAAGATATAAATATAGGGAAGAAAAATAAATAAATTGGGTAGATATTTTTAATTAAATATCTACCCAATCAACAGAGAGGAATGAAGAGTTTATGGATAAATTAAAATATGTTCGTATCCAAGACCAAGAGGGAACCTATGGAGAAAAGATTCCTTTAGAAGTTGATTCCACAAGTGTAAATATGGCAAATGGTAATAGTTTATAGGATAATTTAGTTCAAATTAGGGCAGAAGTAGATGAAAAAGTTGATAAAAAAACTGGAAAAGATTTATCAACTAATGATTATACTGATGCTGAAAAAACTAAATTAAATGGAATTCAACGTAATGCTAATTATACTCAAATAGATTCCACTCTTAGTAAAAGAAATTATGCAGCAGATGCTAAAGCCGTTGGAGACGCTTTAGTTTAGATGAGGTCTAATATTAGCTCTCCTCCTCTTATGGCAGCAACTGCCGCAGAAATGGTTAATACTAAAAAGATTTATGTTTATACTGGTAATGAAGCTGGCTATAATCATGGATATTGGTATTATTATGATAATTCTCAATGGAAGGCTGGCGGGATTTATAGTGCAGTTACTGTTGAGGATAAATTAAGAGCTTTAGTTAATAATGCTATTGATGAAATGACTGAGCGGACTTAGACTGCGGAAGGTAAAGCAGAAAATGCTCAAAATAGATTAACGCCGTTAGAAGGTAGAATGACTACTGCTGAAGGCGATATAGATGATTTGGAAACTAAATCTTTTACTTTTGTAGAAGATGGCTATGTACAAAATGGAATCGCTTACTTTACTAATAATAATCGAGTGTTGTTTGAGATTACTGGTATTGGTGGCGGAGGCGGGGGAGGAGACGATCCCGAATAGTCAGAGTATTGGAGTACAAAATCTAAAAACTGGGCCGTTGGACTTACTGGCGGTGGAAATCCTTCTGATGCTAACAACTCTAAATATTGGTCAACCCAATCCGCAAGTTATACACATGGTGGTACTAATACTAGAACAGGAGAAGATACCGATAACGCTGAGTATTTTAAAGATTTAGCGCAAGAATATGCAACTCAGGCACAGACATATTTAAATACTAGTGGACAAACCTGGATTAATACGTTAGAAGCAAAAGAAGTTGAACTAGAGGGGGATTTAGATACTCATGCAGGTAATTTAAAAACTCAATTAACAACTGTTGCTGAAAGCTATATTCATGGTGGAACTGGTACAAGAGCAGGTGAAGATATAGACAATGCTCAATATTATAATAATCGCGCGAAGGCATGGGCAGTAGGTCTTACAAATAGTTCTACTCCATCTGATACTAATAATGCTAAATATTGGGCAGACCATGCGGCAGATTATGTTGATCAACAAGGATAGATTTGGTCTGATTTAGCATAGAGCTGGGCGGTCGGCGGAACTGGTTCCCGCGCGGGATAGAATACAAATAATGCTTCTTATTACGCAACTCAAGCACAAACGTATTATAATAATATACAAGCGAACTGTGTAACCGCATTTAATAATCGAAAAGGAGCGGTTGTTCCTATAGCTGGAGATTATATTGCCGCCATGATTACTAGGGGTGGAAGTACCGTAGAAGCAGATTTAACTACTGCTTAGAGAGCGATTGCAACTAAAGCAAATCAGGTAGACTTAGAAGCAGTGTAGGATCGTAAGGTGGATAAGGATGCCGCTCTTTTAGATTTAGATACTACAGCTACATCAGGTTTAGATCATGATTTATATGCTGCTATTGTTACATTAGGTTGGGATAGAGATTCTACTAATGTAATAGTAACTAATTAAAGGAGAAATAAAATATGAAATATATAGTAATTGAATTGCAAACTAATTCTGACGGTACTGTTGGAAACTTAGTTTATGCTTTTGATGATATACAAAGTGCAGAATCAAAATATCATGCTGTTTTAGCTGTTGCTGCGCTTACTACTTTACCTATGCATGCATGCGCTCTTTTGCAGAGCGATGGTAAAATGCTTGCAAGACAGACTTATAGTAAGCCTACGGAAGAAGAAGAGGATGATAATATATCTGAAATTTGATTTTGTGCTTAATTAAATATATATTTTTTTGAAAGGAGAAATATATAAATGTTAAGTTTGAAACAATTTTTAATAAATGTAGCGAGTAGCATCAGTACTTTGATGAGTAGTGTTGCCGCTAAGGTAGATATGACGACACCTTTACTTAATTTTGATCAGTATGCAACTACTGGCGATGATAAAGATTTGGCAGATGCGCTTACTGCATTGGGTATTTTAAATGATGTTATTTAGAGCGAATAAGGAGGTGGCTTAAATGTTGAATTTGAAGAAATTGCTAACGAAATTAGTTCAAAGAGATAAAGATACTGTAAAAATAAGATTCGATAGCTTTTCTTGCAATTGCCAACCTAACACAAGAGGAACGTTACAATTTTCAGTTCCTTCAAATTTTTTTCCTTAGGGAGCAACTTACAAGGGTTGTATAATAACAATTTATCCACATAATCATTGGATTCATGGAGTCGCTTATTATAATACAAGTACAGAACAAATAATTTTCAATTATATCAATGAAAGTTCCAATACAATTTCAGGAAATGTGATAGTAGGAACAATTTATACAATTTAATATTATATAGAAAAAATTATATTCAGTTACTTTCCATAAGATAATATTTTTACCTCTTTCTTACTAAAAGTAATTAAAATAAATATATACCAAAAAATTTACATAATTACTATTTACTAAAAAATTTTTTCTATCACAAGTAACAAAAAAGCCAAAACTCCCTTTCATATTTTTCAATATAATATGTAGAGCAAAAGTTCATCCCAAGCAAAATTTAAGAAATAATATAAATAGAAAAAATTTTTAAGTAATCATGTAAAAATTTTTGCTTGGAATGGACAGAATAAAAAAATTCAATATCTTTAAAAATTAAATATAGGTGGAAAGGAGAAAATGTAAAAATAAAATTTACATTTTCTTCCTTTTCAAAAACATGCATGTTTAAAGAGATAAAAGGAGATTAAACTATGGCTGGTATAAATAACCAAGGGTATGGATATAACAACAGCCAACAAGGTATACCAATTCAATATCCGTACGGTAACAATAATCTAATAATGAATACACCCTATGAAAATTATATAGGGAGAAATGTAACAACAAATAACGGTTTAAACTTAAATTCTAATCAATATTTAAAATGTAGACCTGTTTCATCAAAAGAATAGGCAAGAGCAATGCAAATTGACTTAGATGGTTCTCTTTGGGTATTTACAGACATAGGGAATCAAAAAATTTATACAAAACAAATAAATAATGATGGAACAGCAACTTTTAAAACTTATGCATTGGCGGCAGATGAAAATCCTTATATAACTCCTGAATATGTAACAAAAGATGAGTTTAATAAGGTAATACAAAGTTTGATGGCGGCAATCCAACCGGTACAAAACGTGTCGAATGAATCCGTAAAGAAAGAAGAAAATAATACGCCAATTGCGAATTTTTAATTTATTAAATAAAAAGGGGCTAAACAAATGAATATTAATCCTATTCAATTAATACAAATGATGAAAAGCGGGCAAAATCCTCAGCAATTGCTTATGAGTATTCTACAACAGAACGCTAATAATAATCCTATCTTACAAAATGCTATGAATTTAGCACAAAACGGTGATACCGCCGCTTTAGAAATGATTGCAAGAAACCTTGCTCAACAAAGAGGATTAAATTTTGATGAAGAATTTGCGAAGTTTAAACAGAATTTTAGTTAAATAAAAAAGGAGAAATGTACATTATGTTTAATAATTCTAATGGATATTCTTTATCTGATATTGCTGCGGCGACCGGTAATTCTAATAACGGTGGTTTTGGTGGTTTTAATGGAGATGGCGCATGGATTTTCCTTTTCTTCATTTTAATCCTTGCGGGCGGTTGGAATGGAAACGGCTTCGGCTATGGAAATGGCGGAGGTCAGCAAGCAGTTTTCTCTGACGTACAGAGAGGATTTGATCAAAGTGCTATTATCAACAGTCTCAATGGAATCACAAGCGCAGTAAATGCAGGCTTTTCAAGCGCAGAGGTATCCCGTTGTAATTCACAAGCTAATGTTTTACAGACTCTAAATAATAACCAAGCAAACTTATCAACTCAGTTAAATACTATCGCGATGAATCAGCAGAATTGTTGCTGTGAGAATCGTGCCGGTTTAGCTGATCTTAAATATACGGTTGCGACTGAAGCGTGTGCCGACCGCTCCGCTATCTCTGATGCACTTAAAGATGTTATTGCTTCCAATACTGCAAATACGCAGGCTATCCTTGATAAGATGTGCCAGCAAGAGATTGAAGCTCTTAAAGCACAGAATCAACAGCTTCAGATGCAGAGCTACCTTGCTAGTCTTGCCGCTTCTCAGAACGCTCAGACAGGGCAGATTCTTGCAGATAATGCCGCTCAGACAGCTGCATTACGTCAGGCTTTAAATCCTACTCCTATTCCTGCATATGTAGTTGCTAATCCTAATGGATGTAACTGCGGAAACTGGAACGGTTGCGGTTGCAATGGTAACGGTTTTTATAACTAATAAGGAGGTTGTTTATGGCTAGTTATGTAACAACTACTGATGCTCTTGTAGCATTAAATGGAACAATTCCATTTAACAGTGTTTCTATTCCTTGTAATAAAGGGAATGTTATTCCTCTTGTTCCGGGAATTCTTAACTTAAATGGCAACACTTCTAATCGTTTTGCAAGATATGATGTAACGCTCCAAGCTAATATTCAAATTCCAGAAGGCGGAGCAGTTACTCCAATAGCAATAGGAATTACACTTAATGGGGTAGTAATACCTGAAAGTGTAGCAATTGTTACTCCTGCCGCAGCAGAAGATTATTGGCATGTTAATACAACAGCTTCAGTAACAGTTCCTTGCGGATGCTGCTTAACTGTATCGGGGGTTTATGTAGATGGAACTGAAGATGATCCAGCAACAGTTCCTACCCCATCAATTCAAGTTAGACGTGAAGCTTCTCTAACAGTAACGAGAACAGCATAAGGAGGGAAAAATGGGAACTGAAATGTTAAAATCAATGAAAGAACAGTTAATGTCATGTGTGCAAGGTCAACTTGGAGATATTTCAAAAGTTGATGCACATGAATTAGGTGAAGCTGTTGATATGATTAAGGATTTAGCGGAAGCTATTTACTATTGTACTATTACTGATTCAATGGAAAAAGCAGAAGAGAAAGAAAAATCTTCTGTTAATAATATAAATTATTATACAACTACTCCTGCTACCATGTATTATAATACTAGAATGTATCCTGATTATAGAGATTTAGAACGTAGCAATGGATATATGTATTACTCTGGAGGGAATAATGGCGGAAATTCTAATTCAGGAAATTCAAATGGTTCTGGATCAACTTCCTATTATACCGAAATGATGCGTGACCCCCGCGAGGGTAGATCACCAATACGTCGTAGAATGTATATGGAAGGCAAAGAACAGCATAAAGATGCAAACTCTCAATTACATGAATTAGAAGCCTACTTACAGGAACTTTCTAGTGATATTACAGAAATGATTAAAGATGCGTCTCCTGAAGAACGTGCTACTCTTCGTCAGAAAATGACGACTTTAGCAAATAAAATTAATTAATGTTTTTAATTAATAACGTATATTGGAAAATTGCTTTTGTTACTCCTGATTTTCCTTTATTACAAAGATTAAATGGGTAGTATACTATTGGTGCATGTGACAATCTTACCCGTACAATTTATATAAATGAGACGCTAACGGGGGATTTATTACACAAGGTACTGTGTCATGAAATAACACATGCCGCAATGTTTTCCTATAATGTAGATTTATCAATAGAACAAGAAGAATTGATAGCAGATTTGATTTCTACTTATGGGGATTAGATTATATATATAACTAATAAAATTTTTAATAAATTGTAGAATTTATAATAATAAGGGCATATATGTTAAAATATATGCCCTTATTTTTTTTATATAAAAGGAGGATATTTTATGATTCCTGGAACAACGCCTACTTTTATTATAACTATTAAAAATGCAAATGATTATTTAATAAATACTTAGCATATAAGAGTAGATATTAGACAACAAGATGTTTTATTAACAAAAGAAGATGATGGAGTATTAATAGATACAGAAACAAATTCTATTATTGTTACTTTATCTAAAAAAGAATCTATAAAATTTTTATATAAAAAAGGAAACATGGAGTTTCAAGTATATGGGCTTTTGAAAGATGGTGTAACTGCTTGGAAGACCTATGTTGTAGAAACTCCTGTTGATAGAACAGTATCAAGAAAGGTAATTAAGAAATGAGTGATAAAAATAATTTAACTAATCCTATTGCTATATTACCTCAAAATTTAAAAGCAGAAATACAATAGTCTTTTATATACGCTATTTCTCCTTCTGCTAAAGTGGAAGAGTTTCCAGATGGAAAAATTTTAATTACAATAACAGATAAATTAGGTACAACACAAGCCTAGCTTTATAAATATGAAGATTTAATGGCTGCAAGAGACGAAGCGGTAGCTTCCGCATCTGCTGCTAAAATTTCTGAAGATAATGCTTCTACTTCAGAAATTAATGCACAAACCTATGCTGCAAATGCAAATACGTCTTTATAGAATGTAATTGAATTAGAAAGAAAGGTAGAAATATCTGAAAATAATGTTTAGACTTTAACAAATAATACAATTCAAGCGGCTTAGGCGGCAAGTAACGATGCTGATAGAGCGGAAAGGGCTGCCGCAAGTGCAAGTGCTAATGCAGAAATTGCTTTAAATAGTAAAGAAATTGCTGTATCCGCAAAAAATGATACAATTAATGCAAAAGATATTACTGTTGAAGCTAAAGAAACTACAGTTAATGCAAAAAATATTGCCATTGACCAAGCAAGAAATTCTGAAGCATGGGCAGTTGGACAACGAAATGGTGTAAATGTATAGAGTATAGATGTAGCATATCATAATAATGCAAAATATTATGCAGAACGAGCGGGAGTTGCTAAAAACGATGCAGAATATGCTAAATAGTTAGCAAGTACTTTTGCTACAAGCGCACAAACATATGCTGCAAATGCTATGAGAGACGCTAATAGAGCTGAGCAAGCAGCAGGACAAAGTGGATATATGTTTTTTTACATTAATAGTAATGGTGATCTTATTTATGAGCGAACAAATAATGTAGATGTTGATTTTAAACTTATAGATGGTGATTTAATTTTAAAGGAGGTGGTATAATATGGAGAAAAACTTAGGACATGCCACAGCTTACGGTTACGCTAAATCTAAAGGTTATACAGGAACTGAAGAAGAGTTTGGTGTATTAATGGCAAGCTATGCAAGTGTAGCACAAGATGCAAGTCAAAGTGCTAGTAGTGCAGCTGAATCTGCTCAATTAGCAAGTGATGAAGCGCAAAGGGCAAGCCAATCTGCAACAAATGCACATAATGATGCTGAAACTGCCTCAAATATAAAAACTGATGTAGAATCTGCAAGAGATACAACTGTTAATGCAAAAAATGCAACAGTTGAAGCTAAAGATATAAGCGTTGAAGCTAAAAATTCTGCTATTAGTGCTAAAGATACTGCTGAAAGTAAGGCACAAATTGCTGAAGCGTGGGCTGTTGGACAGAAAGATGGTACTGATGTACCAAGTACTGATGGAACTTATCATAATAATGCTAAATATTATTCAGAACAAGCTGATATAGCTAAAACAAATGCAGAATCTGCTCAACAATTGGCATAGACATCTGCTACAAGTGCAAGTGAAAGTTCGAGCAATGCAGCGGCATCTGCACAGACGGCAAATTAGGCGGCTCAGACAGCTACGGATAAAGCATCTGAGGCAAGTTAGTCAGCATCCACAGCGACAAATAAAGCATCTGAAGCAAGCCAATCTGCTACAAGCGCAAGCCAGTCGGCGGCAACGGCGACAAACAAGTCATCTGAGGCAACAACGGCGGCGACTACTGCAACTACAAAAGCATCGGAAGCGGTGGCATCTGCAACTACTGCGATTACGGCAAAGACCGATGCAGAGACCGCCAAAGATGCGGCAGCATAGTCAGCAAGTGAGGCTGCGGCAAGTGCCATCGAAGCCGCGCAGAGTGCCCAGAGCGTAGATGCAGAAAGACTGAATCGGATTGCTTTTGGGAGTTATGTTGTTGAAGAATCCGCCGGAGCAATCGCATCTTTTACCGACGGTGCTGACAACATCCCCATGAAGAACGTGCTTGTCCATATCGAGCCTGTACAGGAAGGAAGCGGAGACCCGTCACCGGATAATGTGCGACCCATCACCGGATGGACGGCGTGTGAGATGACGAGGTGCGGGAAGAATCTGTTAAATGCAAGCGACTATGAAAATGTAACAAGAAATACGCTTAACGCAGAACTTTCCCAAAAAATTCAGGATGTTATTGCTAAAGGTGCAAATGTTTTTACTATAAGCGGCAATACTGCGGCTGTTCAGGTGGATGGTAACAGTATCTCCTTCATAATAGAATATGCAGATGGAATTTTAGATACGACCGTCATTTACAGGGGAAGCGAAAATTCAAGCGGAGCATTAACCGGAGATTGGAACGTTTCAACAAATCCACAAAAATCTATAAAGTATGTTCGCTTTGGCGGAAATACCGGAAGCGCACAATGCACGTTGACAAATTTACAAATTGAACTCGGCTCCACCGCAACCGACTACGAGCCCTATCATGCCGACACCTACGACATCACCTTCCCGACTGAGGCAGGAACCGTCTACGGCGGGACACTGGATGTGACGAGTGGAGAGTTGGTGGTGGATAGGGCGATGGTGGATTTGGCAAGTTTGACATGGGAATTGAGGTCATCCGGGCTTTACCGCAGTACTGAGATTCCTGACATCAAGACCGTTGATAAACAAAACGTAAGAGTGAACGGTATTGCAGAAAAATATATCGTTGATTCATATACAAGGGCCAAAGACAACCTGTCAGCTTTTTACCTTGGCATGGATTCAAATAATAAACGGGTTTTCGTATCTGGAGGTTCTTCGGGATCGGGAAGTTTTGTCTACGAACTCGCCACCCCCATCACCTACACCCTCACCCCGCAGGAAATCACATCTCTGCTCGGTGCAAACAACCTGTGGGCGGATACAGGGGATTCAGAGATATCCTATTGTGTAGATCCAACATTACTTCTTGATAATGAATCAAGTGAAATACAAAGTATCAAATCAATGATCGCTGGAGTAGAATCTTCTGCCGTAGCAACAAAGAACTATTCTATCGGTGACCTTGTAATTGTAGAGGATACTCTTTATGAAGTAACTGCGGCTATTGCTTCGGGAGAAACGATATCGGTATCTAATACAAGAGTAACAACTGTTGATGATGTTATTAGGAATAGAATTGCAGCGGTTGATAATGTTATTGAAAATAAAATTGCAGATTCTATTGATGATACACTGACGCAGAGCGGACAGGCGGCAGATGCTAAAGTGACTGGTAATGAGATTGATAGCTTAAAAAGTGATTTAAATGGTTTGACAGGGAAAAAAGAGAACCATACTACAAATTGGGAAATAGGAAACATTTCGGTCAATGCTACAAGCGGTTACACATATAATTCGAGTGGTCGCAGATTACGGACAAAAGAAGGTATTTCATGCCATCTAAAAAAAGGGAATACTGTTACCATAAAAAATGAAGTAGAACTTACAAAGACAGACCAAACGAAAGAAACGGTACAACTCCAATTTTGGGTATCGTGGTACAATGCAACAACAGGCAAATATGAATGGCGCAATTATGACTCGTCAGAGTTTACTGCACCTATCGAATCAGATTATGTATTTGTAATCCATGTTACCGGCGAACCGAATTACCTTACGATTTATACTGACGCTATCAGCGTTATGTCCTCCGCTCTATCTATTTTTGGAGATAGTATAACGCTCAAAATGGAACATGATTTTGAAATGTCGAATTTTGATTCGGATGGGGCAACTAAGTTTGTATGCCGTATGGGATGGAATGTATACAACTCGACGACGCCTCCACAGGGTAGTGTAACATCGTTCAAAGAAGCGTATAAACATGGATTTCGCATCATGCTTGCCGATATTTTTGCAACAGCCGACAACAAGTTGGTAATCGCACATGATGATAACATATCGTTAATCGGTGCAAAAAACTCAGATGGAACAGCTATCAGCGGAACAGTTAATATTACGGAAAGCACGTTATCTCAGCTTGATGCATATGATTTCGGCATCTACAAAGGTTCAGAATATGCCGGATATAAAATTCCACGGCTTGAGGCCTTTTTACGTTTCTGTAAAAAATACAACTGCAAAATCATTTTCGAAATGAAAGACAGAAGTCTGTCAGATGAAGAACTCCAGAGTTTTGTCAGCATGATAAATAAGTACGGACTTATGGACAGCATAATAAGCGTTGGATATATCAGAGCAACAGACAGTGAGAAGTTTGGCCTTCTTTTCCCCAATACGCCGCTCTGGTATGACATCGGAACATTGACAGAAGCCAATATAAACTATGTCTATAACAACCGTCCAAGTACTGGTAATTATCAGTGGATATATATGCTTGTGAACAATACGCACCCTGTCAGTGATGCAATTACACAGCTCACAGAATTTGGCGAGTACGTCAAATCAAAAGGTATGGGGTTAGGTATCACGGAATTGTCAGCAACATCCGAATTAACTGCACTTGAAACGGGCGGAGTACTTTCGATGCTTGACTATATTGCCATCAAAGATTTGTCTACGTATGTAAGTTTCTTGTACGATTAACTGGAAACAAACTACGTGTAAAATGGGAACTTTAAAACAGAAATGAGGAATCATGGGAAAATTAAGATACTGCTTCGAGGAAGACCATGTCAAAGCCACCCTTGCCCGCTCCAAGCCTTCCGACCTTGCCGTGATTGACTCGGACGGCATCAGCAAGTTCATCATCCAGTCGGCGGTCAGCAGGGGCGTGCTTGTCTACGACTACATCAATTGTGGGGCGCTCTTAGACGCGAAGCACCAATTACTATTGTCAGTCTAGCAGACGCCCTTAACACTCTTACTACATCAACAGGAGGTAATTAATTATGCAATATTATATTATAGAAATTCAACAGTATGAAAATGGTGAATATGGTCACCTTGTACATTATGCTTATGATGAAAATCCTGATAAGGCTCGTCTGAAAGGCGAGTCTATTTATTATCAGGTGTTAGCGGCAGCCGCTATTAGTGAGCTTCCTAGTCATGCGGCTATTATGTTTACAGCAGATGGTTTTCCGATCATGCATCAAAGTTATAAGCATGAAGTTGAACATAAGGATACTGTTGAAGAGTAAAACTGAAATAAAAAATACCAAGACTGGTTTTAAGTCCCACGTAACGACCACCTGCGCGCCA